GATGTGGAGATGCTAACTCTGCTTCTGTGTATTTCCTTTCAAGGTAGTTAGAGAATTCTGCATCAGACAATGGCCATTCAGTTCTGGTGTTGATGATATTGTTTGAGACAAGAACTACCCAATCATAAGTAGAACTACCATAAAGTTTTTCTGATACTTGGTCTGGACGTTCTTCACCAATAATTTTATACTTTGTAAATGTTGTTGCATTCTGAAAGAAGTCATCACGAATCTTTGCTCTACGAAAAAGATTCTTGACTCTTGCATAATCATAAGAAGAGTTTCTGTTTGGTTGTTGGGACTGATAAAGTAAGTCCGATACTTCTCTGAAATATGTCATTAGGTTCGTCCTGATAGTTGTTGTGCTCTTATTTGTAATTGGCTTCTTTCAGTTGGAGAAAGATTTTTATTGGAAAGTTTTTTGAGAATATTTTGATATTCCAATCTTCTTGCTCCAGGATCTGATTGTATTTGTTCTATTGACCTTCCAACATTTTCTGGTCTTGATGATTGTCTTTGAGCTTCTTGTTGAGTTAAATTTGATGCTTTTTGTTGTAAAGAAGATTGTTGTAAATCTAAAGCTTGATTAAATAAATTCCTATCTGGTCCAACACTTTCATTATTATCGCCAGGAAAATCATAATCACTATTATATACAGGAGTCAATTCACTAAATCCTAATTGAAGCGTGACTGAAACTGGTTGTGATGTTACTCTAGAATCTTGATATGCAGCATAAAACCCATCAGGAGTATACCCAACTTCACATCTAACCAAAGCACAAGTTTTGAATTGAGGCAAACTCAATAATTCTGAACCACTATCTGAAGGTTTAAATTGAATTTTAAAAACATTAGGAGCCCCTAAAAAGAAACTATTTTCTTGATTATTTCCTCTTATTGGAGCCATTCCTTTTTTAAAAAACTTAATAATATTTCTAATGTGATGTGCTTCTGTTTCACTTCTTGGTGTCAATCTAAATACAAGACCAAATGCTTTTAGTTTTGGACCATTAAAAAGAAGTTCTAAGTTTGGATTTGGAACAGTTCCAGTTCTTCTTGTGATGTATGATTCTGGATTTATTTGAAATCCTATTCCACTAATTACACCTGCAGCAGCTTTTGCTGTAAGATATTGGTTTGCTCTTTCAGCAATTCCAGTATTTCCCAACACGCCACCAGCAGTTCCCCCAAGAGTGCCAAGTGCTCCACTTACATCTCCACGTGCAGCTTGTTTTACTACCTGTACTCCACCAGCCATTAATCCAGCAGCAATAGAAGATAATCTATCTTCTCCCCAACCAACTTCAACTGCTTCTGTTAAATTATTAGTCATAGGTAAAGTCACAGAACCAAGTTGTTTTTCTTTTGTTGATTCATTTGTAAATTGACTTTCTCTATTTGAAAGTGCTCCAGCAAAAGCACTTCCAGATTGCTTAATGTCTGGTGTTACATACTTTATCATTTGTATAAACACACGATCTTGATTAGTTTTTCCAATAGTTTCTGGATAATACCAATCCTTATAAGATCCAGGAGTTTGATCTGTTTGTAAAGTTCCAAGTACAGTGTTAAATGAACTTAGATCTGGATCTGGGTCACTATTAGGTCCAGCAGCAGCAGAATCTGGAGTTCTTGTTGGTGCTGCTCCTTTTGTTGGACTTGCTGGTGCTGGTTGAGATGGAATTATGTCTTGTGTTCTTTGAGATAATGATTCTGCAGTGTTCCTTTTAAGTGTATTAATTGTGTTTTGTATAGCTTGTGTAGATCTAGTTCCTGATAAACTATCTGCATATTGTTGTAAATTAGAGTATTGGTTTCCATCAATTTTATATTCAACTTTTCCTTGATTTATTCTGTATTGATAATTTGGATTTGGTCCTACGCCAAATAGGGTATAATTGGCAATCTGTGTCCAACCTTGTGGATTTGCAGAGGTTACTGTGTTTAATGCTGGATTAACTCTTGTTCCACGATTATCTATGGTTTTATTAGTTAAAGACCATACAGGATTTGCCATTTATCTACCCCACACGCGTCTGGATTGAATTGGTATCTCTACCCCACCTAAGTCCCTTACAAATTCTTCTACTGGAAGCAGACACATAGTTTGCCATTCTTGCTGTGCTAAGATTAGATAAGGACTTCTTACCTCTGATAATAAGTATTTATGTGCTCCTTTAGTAAATCTTGGAATCCTATCTTCAGCCAAAGTCATAGCAATTCCCATACGTTCTTCTGGAGAATAGTAATGTAAATTGACACCAAAGAATGATTTACCATCTATCTCTAAAACAAATACCAAAGGATGTTTGTCATAGAATGGAAGTTCATTCCTCCACTTTGCTTTGTAATCATAATACATTAGATTGTATAATCTTGGAAATGATGTGACCAAGTTTCTATCACGCTCAAATTCATCACCAACTTCATCAGATCTTTCATCAGTGATGATGTTTTTAGGAGCAGCATTTTCTAATTGATTTCTATACCAATCTCTTGATTGTTGTTTGCCACCAGTTTTTTCTTGGATGGTTTCAAAGAGTGTTTTATATGCCATTTACTTATCAAATAAATTGTCTTCTGTCAATATTTGAAACTCCCATCTTCTATCAGCACAAAATTCTTTTGCTGCTTTCCACTTTGCTTGATTTTTAGCAAACTCTTTTATCTCATACATTTGCTTTTGAGTGACACGCTTTTGTGGTTTAGGACCTTCAACTTGTCTTTTAGGTTTAACTTCAATTAAACTTTCTTTGATGGTTCCTTTTGAATCTTTATACTTAATGTAGAAGTCAGGGAAGTATTTGTGGCATCTATTATCTAATGGAGATATATATGGAATCCAAATTTCTTCACTGGACCATTTAATAATGTTTTCATTCATATCACAGTAATACATAAACTTTCTTTCCCACAGTGACCTGTAAATAATGTTGTTGGAGTCACCAATATACTTCTTTGGGTTTGAAGGTTTATATATTCCTTTATAGCTCATACATATATTATAGGCACTTTCAATTATTTAGATGGCTGCAACAAGTTATAAACAGTTGTATTATCCTACTGATGATATTGTTAGTAGATTTAAACCTTCATTATCTGCATATTTTAATGTTTTTATTCTTGGAGGAATTAGTAATGTAAGTAATGATGATATAAACTTTTTAGCAAATGAAGCAGTTCTTCCAGGAACATCATACCAAACAACTGAAGTTTTTGGTGATAGACAAGGGGTAACAGAAACCTTTGCTAATAAAAGAGTTTATCCTCCAGTTGATGTAACTTTTTATGTAGATTATGATTATAAAGTGTTAAAGTATTTTAATGATTGGATGACTGCAATATCACCTAATTCTGGAGTTACTGGAGCATCATATAATAAATTTCAATATCCAGAAACTTATAAGGGTGAGGTTACAATTACAAAATTTGAAAGAAACTTTAGAAAATCAAATCAAAGATTAGTGGAAGGAGGAGTTTATGGACCTCCTGATAATAAATGTTCTTATACTTTAAGAAATGCATATCCAGTTAATATAAGTTCCATTCCACTTTCTTATGACCAATCAAGTTTATTGAGAACTACTGTTACTTTCAATTATGATGTTTATAGCTTTGACCCAGCACCTAAATAATCAAAACTGAATTGTATATTTCAAAATGCCTTTACCTAAGATTGTAACTCCAACTTTTGAGTTGACACTTCCATCAAACAAAAAACAAATCAAATACAGACCTTTCCTCGTTAAGGAAGAAAAGGTTTTGATTATTGCTATGGAAAGTGGTAATACAACTCAAATCACAAATGCAGTTAAAGATGTATTAAAGAACTGTGTTTTGACCAGAGGAATTAAAATTGATTCACTTCCAAGTTTTGATATTGAATATTTGTTTTTAAATATCAGAGCAAAATCAGTAGGTGAATCCGTAGACCTTATTATCACCTGCCCTGATGATGGTGAAACACAAGTTGATGCAACTGTTTATGTTGATGAAATTCAAGTAGTTATTCCTGAAGGACATACTTCTGAAATTAAAATTGATGATACTATTACTCTTAAGATGAAGTATCCTTCTCTTCAAGAATTTATTGATAACAATTTTGATTTCACTAAAACAAATAATAGCGAAGAAACCATTAACAAATCTTTTGATGTTGTAGCATCTTGTGTTGATATGGTTTATACTGCAAATGAATCTTGGTCTGCTGGAGATGTAACTAAAAAAGAACTTGTGGAGTGGTTAGAAACATTTGACTCTAATCAATTCAAAGGAATTGAAAGATTCTTTGATACTATGCCCAAACTTTCACATACATTAACAGTTAAGAATCCAAAAACTGGAATTGAAAGCAATGTAGTTCTTGAAGGGTTATCAAGTTTTTTCGAATAATGCTAAGTCATGAGGACTTAGAAACTTATTATAGAATTAATTTTGCTTTGATGCAGTATCATAAATACTCTTTGAGTGATATTGAAAATATGATTCCTTGGGAAAGAGAAATCTACTTAGCATTATTAGAAAATCATATTAGAGAAGAAGAAGAAAAAGCAGCTAAGGCAAATAGATGATCAATCTTCCACAACCACCAGAAGGAATACTAGATCCTCAAGTACCCTGGTCTTATCTTAGACCAGAATCTCGTGTGTGGAATATTTTAAAAGCTCGTCTTACTGGTAGACCACAGCAGGGGGAAAACTATTCTTCTTATGTTAATATCAGCGAAGCAGATGCTGATAGATTGATTGCAAATATGAAGAAGGATCCTCGTGGATATCCTTCTTTAGATCAGAGTAGTGGTACTCCAATACAGTTGATGGAAAGGCATAGGTTATATCAAGAATGGTTGGTAGAAGAGTATCTTGAGAAACCTTTTCGCAAAGAAACAGATGCCAAGATAGAAGAAAGGGCATTAGAATCTAGAATGAAAGAAATAGATGAACAACGAAAAGAAAAAGCAAAATCATTTGTTTCTGGTGCAACTTCATTTAGACCAGGAAAAACAATAAGTGCTGAAACAACATCTATATCCAGTATAATACCAAAGAGAACTATTCCTCAACAAATAGTAGAAAAAATTTCATCTTCATCTGAATTGGGAGGTGGAGAAACTGAACCTGTAACAGGTGCTCCAAAAGGAGTTATTACTTCTTTAGGTAAATTGACTTTAAATTTAGAACAATCTAATAACAATCTTGAAAAAATTATAGAAGTAGTTAAAGAAGATTATAAAACTGTAAAAGAAACCAATAAAAAAGAAATAGAAGATTATAGAAAGAGAGTTGCTAATCGTGGAAGAATATTAGGAAAGAAAGAACTTGGTAGTGATAAAGTTGATTTAGCAGGAATAATTAAAAAGTATGTAGGTAGTTTTTTTAGTGGAACTGGTGGTGCTATTAGAGCTCTTGCTGGATTAAATCTTATTGAAGGCATAATGACTGGAGACCCAATGAAAATATTGGGTTCTTTGACTGGTATTACTGCATCATATCTTCCTGCTATTGGAATGGCTGTTGGTGGAAAGGTTGCTGAAAGTTTAGGTAAAAGATTATTTCTTGGAGGAGGAAGAAGGTCTGGAGGTATTCTTAGAGGATTTGGTGGTGTTCCAAAAGAAGCAAAACCTATAACAAGACTTGCAAGAGGTGGAGGAAGGTTTGCATTAGGAGCAGGTCTTGCAGCAGGTGCTCTTGCTATTGGAGGAAAGATTTTTGGAGGTGGAGGAGAAGCACAAAGAGTAAGTGAAATTACTAATCCAAAACAAGATGGGCAAGGTGGTGCTGATGTTTTAATGCCCAAAGATTCATTAAAAAGATTTGATGATTTGAATACTAAATTTGAACAAGCAATTAATATGCTCTTGAATGGTGGAGGTGGTCCTGGTTCTGGTCCTGGTCCTGTTGGTGGAGGTGGGTCAACTGCCACTATTGCTTCTATTGCAGATTCAAGATTGACACCACAAGCAAAGGCTTGGTTAGCAACAATTCGTTATGCAGAAGGAACTGCTGGACCAAAAGGATATACAACAATGTTTGGTGGAGGGCAATTTACAGATTTGAGTCATCATCCAGATAAAGTTGTTACCTCAGGAGGATATTCTTCTGCTGCTGCTGGTGCTTATCAATTCATGCCAGATACTTGGGCAAGTGTTGGAGGTGGTGCCATGACACCTGAACGTCAAGATCGTGCAGCAATTGCTTTGGCACAAAGACGTGGAGTTGATCTTAGCACAGCACAAATTAATGCACAGAATATTGCTAAGTTATCAAAAGAATGGGCAAGTTTGCCAACTCTTTCTGGAACAAGTGCTTATGGACAACCAAATAAACAAGCACAAGATTTAATAAACTATTATAATCGTGCTCTGGCACAATATTCTGGTGGACCACCTCCAACAACTCCACCATCAGCACCAGTATTACCAGCACCAGGAGCTGCTCCATATCTTCCATCTCCAGGTTCTACTGCTCAACGAAATATTCAACCATTCCCAGTTGCTTCTGCTGGAAATGCTCCATCCTCTGCAACATCTGATGGAAGTGAAGGTCCTCCTGCGATAAACACCACTTATTATGAAAACTTTTTAGCATTATATTCAAAATTAATTTACCAGATTGTTTGATAAATGGATACTCAAAAACTTTTAAATGCACCACCAAAGCAACCAAAGGTTGTTGCTAAAGTATCCAAGATTAACAATCTTGTTGAATCTTCTGAGCAGATAGAAAGGTCTTCTGCTAAGTTGAGAAAGATTTTTGAAACAGGTGCATATCAAAGGAAAACACAACTATCTGTATTGAACAGATATAAGAAAAGATTGGATGCTATTAATAAAGAAAGTGATAAAAAATTAGAGAAAAGAAGAAAGCAAAAAGGTAAAAGTATTGTTCCAAATATTAAACCATTTGCTGGTAGTCTTTTTGTTCCAAAAAACGATCCATTAAAATCAATTGCACAATTAGCAGCATTTAATGCAGCAAGTAAGTTGGCAAAGGGTGATGTGTTTGGAATGATTGGCCCTGGATTAGCACTTGCATCAATAATATTTGGTCCTAAACTTTTAAAGTTTGGAGCAAAGAGTGCATTAAAATCAGTTGGTATTGGAAGAGGTTATGAAGATTTAATTAAGAAACTTTCTAAAAGTAAAAATCTTACCAAAGGCGAAGAGGCTGCTTTAAAGAATTTTGATAGGTATAGAAAAGCAGGATTGAGCGTAGAAGAAGCAGCACAAAGAGCATTAGTGAGAGGTGGTGGGTATTCTGTAAAAACTGCAAAAGAATATAGAAACCTTACAAGAACTGTAGAGGGAGTTGGTGAAAGAGCAGCAGAAAGAGCAGCAGCAAGAGGTGTTGAAAAGACAGCAGGCAGAGGATTACTTAAAGGTGTTCGTGGAGGAGTTGGATTATTGGATGTTGTTTTTGCTGGATTTGATTTTATGAGTAGAAAATCAGAAGGACAAACTAATCTGCAAGCTGGAGCTGGTGCAGCAGGTGGAGCAATTGGAGGTATTGCTGGATGGGAAGCAGGTGCTGCTATTGGTGCTGCAATAGGTGTTGCATTTGGAGGAATTGGTGCTGTTCCTGGAGCAATTATTGGGGGTTTAATAGGTTCATTTGCAGGTTCATCTCTTGGAAGTGGTCTTGCAGATATGATTACAGGTGCTGATAAAAAAAATTCAGAAGGTGGTGGATTAAAACCATTCTCCAAAAGTTTGGATAAGTATGAAAAAACTATTGATAAGTTTAAATTATTTGCATTATCTTATAATCAAATGTCTCCAGGACCACCAGGACCACCTGGAGGTGCTTCTTCGCCTGGATTGATGTCTGATATAGAAGCAGATGTTGGTAAGTCTGCTGAACAAATTAAATCTGAGATCATGTCTAGTGGTGCATCTGGTATAGTAGATCCCACTAAAGATCCTTGGTGTGCTGCATATGTTAATGCTGAGTTGAGAAGAAATGGAATTCAAGGTTCTGGTTCTGCTGCTGCAAACAGTTTTTTGAAATGGGGAGTTCCTGTTGATAAAAACAATATTCAACCAGGAGATGTTATTGTTGGAGATTATGGTGGAGGATCACAAAGTCATGTTATGTTTGCTACAAGCACTCCAACAAATGGATATGTAAATATTATTGGAGGCAACCAAAGTCATAAAGTTTCTTCTGGTGCTATTTCTTTATCTAAAATTGATGGAGTAAGAAGAGCATCTTCAATGGGACAAACATCAACTCAAATTCCTACTCCTCCTCCTTCTAGTATTTCTTCTGCTCCTGCTCCAAGAGAAAGATTTATTAATCAATATACAAGGTATTCGCCAAGTGCATATGGAGAAGGTGCAATTATTCCATTACCAATTTCATTAGAACAACAACAGCAAATGATGCAGGGTGGAGGATCATCTCCTATGATAATTGGGGGACCATCACAACAAGACCTGTTAAATAGTTTTTATAAGAGAGTTCTTCTCAATACTGTATAATAATGTCAGAGTCATATTTTAATTATAGAATAACAAAGTTTCTTATAGAACCTCTTGGTGGTGGAGATGGATATGATTTGATTTCTTGTATATCTTCCATTCAATATTTTGAAGATTTATTTTCTCCTTCTATTTTTATTACCGTGACTATTGTTGATAGTGCTGGTATTTTGAATTCATTACCAAATAAAGAAAAGGGTAGAGAAGGTATTAGAGGTGGAGAAAGAGTGAGTTTAGTAATAGAACAACCAGCAACAAAAGAAACTATAACTTTAGATGAAACAAAAAATACTTATTACATTTATAAAGTTCATGGTTCCACAACGCAATCTACTAAAGAAGTTTTTACTATAGATTTATGTCCTGCAGAAGTTTTTATGAATGAAACTTCAAGAGTTATTTGCAAATATAATGACACTATTGGCAATACAGTAAATAAAATATTAAAAGATGTTTTAAAAACATCTAATTATAAGTCAACAAATATAGAAAAAACTGCAAATAAGTATGTGTTTTATGGTAATACTAAAAGACCTTTTACTGTATTGACATGGTTATGTCCTAAATCAATTCCAGCAACAAAACCACTTGGTGCAGAAAAAGGAACTGCAGGATTTCTGTTTTATCAAAACAAAAATGGATTTAATTTTAGAAGTGTAGATTCTTTAATGAGTGGATTTGAGTTGAATACAACAAACAAAGTAGGAATTACTACATATTTTTATACAGAACAAGCACCATCACCAGCAAGTATTGATTCCAACTTCAGAATTAGCAATATGCCAGTGTTTGAAAAAAATGTAAATATTATGGAGAACATGAGAATTGGAATGTATTCAAGTAAAAATTATTTTTTTGACATTAATGCAAGAAAATTTAATACTTATAATTATACATTAAAAGATAGTTATCCTTTAATGTCTCATGCTTCTAAATCAAATACTCCTCCACAAATTCCTTTGGGGTTGGAATCAAAAGATCATCCTTCAAGATTAATGGTTAGGATTTTAGATAATTTTAATTCAGATCCGGCAGACTCTTCGCCAAATGCTCCAGCAGCAATAAATAATTCTACAGATGATACTTTATATTATCAGGCACAATCAGTTGCAAGATATAATTTAGCATTTTCTCAGAGTTTAAATATAACTGTGCCATTAAATTTAAAATTGACTGTTGGTAATTTAGTTATATTAAACTTTGGATATATTACTAAAGAATCTGGTAAAAAAGGATTTAAGGATTCACAAAAATCTGGTTATTATTTGATTAAAGAATTGTCTCATTTATTTGAGCAGGGTCAACATAAAGGATGGACAGCACTTAAATTAATTAAAGATTCTTATGGAGAACCAAATTGATGAAATACTACTATAATTTTTTATGGGAGAGTATTACTTATGATGCTTGAACAGTCCCTAATTAGTCCCAACTTTTTAGGAAAAGAATCTTTCAGATGGTTCATTGGTATCACTACTAAATATAAGCAAGTAGAGAATGGTGGATACAAAGCAAAGGTTAGAATCATAGGGTATCATCCAGATGCATCAAGTGTAATCAAGGATGAAGAACTTCCTTGGGCTCATGTTCTTGTGCCTTTAAATATGGGTGCAGGTGAAGGAGGAACAGGGGCAAGTTTTAATTCAAGAGGTTCAGAAACTGTAGTTGGTTTCTTCATGGATGGTGACAATGGACAACAACCAGTTATCATTGGGTCATTATTTTCTGGTTATGATATAGTTCATTCAAACAATTTTAATCAAGGGACAAATGGATTTAATCCATTTAAACCAGAAAAAACATCCATAAAAAATCCAAACAATACATCATCAGAAACAGGAAAATCTTCTCCTTCAGGAATTCCAAATGTTCGCAATAATGTTGGGGTAGGATCTACAAATCCAAAGGGTGATCCATCTCAAGGAAAATTAGCTTGTGACATTGGAGATAGAAATAAGTATGTTATTACTGTTCCTCCAGTCTGTAAGGACTCAAAAACTAATTACTCAAAGATGATAAAAGCTCTTAGAGATTTTATCAAAACTCTAAGAACCATTCAACAAGTTCAGAGTGGATTTATTAATCCAGCATTAAATGCACTTCAAGATATTCCTGGATTAATTCAAGAAGTAACAACAGTTATATCTGATTTGGTCATTGAGTATACAAAGTTTCTGAGGGATTTTATTATTGCTGAAATTAATAAGTGGTTAAAAGAACAAATCAATAGACTTTTACCAAAAGATTTTAAGTTATTTCAACAATTAGCTGCAGACAAAATAGTAGATAATATTTGGTGCGTATTTAATAAAGTAGCTCAAAAAGTTGGAGAGTTTATTTTTAATTTCTTAACCCAATTAGTTGGTGCAGTTACTAATGTTCCAATCTGTGCAGCAGAAGCATTTCTTGGAAGCATCATGTCAACCATCACCAATGAAATTAGCGAAGCATTAGGACCCACACTTGAAGAAATTTCATCTCAAATAGGAAATATTCTTGGACCTATTTCCAATTATGTTTCTCTGGCATTAACATATTCAACACAGGCATTAGCATTCTTAAGTTGTGAGAGTGCAGAGTGCAAACAAATTTATGATTATCAAATGAATAAAGGATATATCCCACAAGAAACTTTAGATAATTATGGTAACATTTTAAATTATCCAAGATCAAAACTTTCTGAAGGTAAAGAAGCTGCTAAGAAATGGCTTGGAATTACTGGAGGTGAAAAATCTGATAATGAATATTCTTATCTGTCTAATACCTATGGTTATTGTGATGCTATTAATTTGGAATGTGGATTACCTACAGTTCAGTTCTTTGGTGGTGCTGGTGGTGGAACTCTTGGTCTTACTGTTGTTGATGCACTGGGTCAATTGATGGGGATTTATCTTCAAAATTCTGGAAATGGATATGCAAGTGCTCCTTATGTTTCTATTGAAGACCCTTGTGAAAATGGAACAGGAGCTGTTGCAACTTCAAACATTGAAGATGGGCAAGTTGTTTCTGTAACTATAAACAATCCTGGTTCTGGATATCTTGGACCAGAAGTTACAGGAGATAATATTTGCTCAATCAATCCAATTGATTCCTCAGGATCAAGTGTTGTTGGATTTATTGTGGGAGTAAATATTCTGAATACTGGTGTTGGATATGAAACAACAGATTTAATTACTGATTCTGTATGTTCAAGTGATGTTGAAATTTATCCAATCATTGATTCAAATGGAAGAATTGTTGATGTGAATATCGTCAATCCAGGTTCTGCAATTAGAATCTATCCAAGACTGACAATAAATACACAAGATGGTGAGGGAGCTATTCTTGAACCAATTCTGAACTTTAAACCTGTAGAAAAACCTTCTGTTGAAAATAATATGAATAAAGTTAAGAAAGTAGTTCTTTGTGCAGAGGATCATGTCTGAAAATTATAAAGAACCTCAAGTTGGATTTGTTTTAAATGATTCTGATTCAGGTACGATTTTTATTGGAAAAGATGAAGGTGTAACTAGAACAAGAGAAATTGAAATTCATGCAACATCAAATGCCTGTATAAAATTATTTGAAGATGGTGGATTTGAAATTCAAGGTCAAGGTGGAGCAAAGTTTGCAGATAATATTTCCAGCACTTGTAAAGATGGTCTTGTTATTAAAGGTAAAAATATTAGACTTGATGCAGGAACTGGAGAAATTACTCTTGCAGCAAGAGGTATTAGATATGAATCATCAGGACATGATCAAAATCTTGTAATTAGCTCAAAGGGAAATATTGATATTAGAGCAAATGATACCATAAAAATTGATGGTTCTGTTGTTGCTATTGGTGCAAAAACCAGAATGGCACTTGCTTCTAAAGGCAGCATTTATATTAAAGCAAATGGCAGATTTACTGTAATTGAACCTCAGACAAAGTTAATTCCTACAAGTTTAGCAGATTTTACCAATATTTTATTTCAAAACTTGTTTCCAAATTATTTCTAATTATGGCATCTTTTCAATCTATAGAAGCAGAATCAATTCAAGTAGGAACTGCTGGTATTCCACCAATTGCTACTGTTGATATTTGGCAATCACTGGATCCTACTCTTCCATTTTCTGTTCAGAACTGGGGTATATCTAATTTTCAGGGTATGCACAATCAAATAGGTGTGCATAATGGAATTGGTGCTCACATTTTAACTGGACTCTCTTCCTTGATTGGATTTAAATCTCAAGTTGGTGGGCAAGTTCATGCAGAACCAAGTTCAAATGCTTCTGCTATTCAGATGGCATTTTCATCACCACAAATTATTCAAACAACACCACTGAATGCAATAACACTTTTTCAAAGTGGAACAGCAGTTTGTGTAGCTCCCTGTTCAGATGAGAATGCAAAGAAAAATGTAGAACCTCTTCAAAATTCTTTGGATAAAGTTTTAGAATTGAATGGTGTTAGTTTTGATTGGAGAGAAGATGTGGTTCCTATGAAAGCAGAAAAGGAATCAAGACAAATTGGATTAATTGCACAAGAAGTAGAAAAGATTGTTCCAGAAGTTGTTATAGATGAAATTGTAGAGAGTCAAACATTAAAGAGTATTAGATATGAAAATCTTGTTGCACTTTTGATTGAAGGAATGAAAGAACAACAAGAGCAAATCAATTCCCTCAAGGAGACAGTTCAGGAACTGTCCACCAAACTTGCAGAGTGCTGCTCCTGATGCTATGATAGACCAGTAATCAACCCCCCTGACAACCATGCAAATTGATCGTGACCAACTGGAAGAACTGAAAGGTCTTCAAGAAGATACTGCTGCTCACTTTACTGACACTAATTTGGTTAGTGGTGAAACTTATTGGACTTGTGTGGAAGCATTTGCTCAAGCAAAACTTGCTGAACTGCATGGTGAATTGGTCTATGAGGGTTGACTTTCAACAGGGGTTGAGGTAAAATAATCAAGTTCGTGTGAAGGAGTGCTGGAGGTTTCGTGCCTGTGAAGAGGAAACTCTGAGGCTGTGTAAATCCTCTATTTTGAGAGCGTGGTGAAATTGGTAAACACACGACACTTAAAATGTCGCGGGCAGTGCCCTTGTCGGTTCAATTCCGACCGTTCTTATTTCAAAATTGACTTTTAATTCCAAAAATCTCCTCGAAAAATTCCCAGGCAAAAATTGCCTGTAGGGTTTTTATAACCATTCTTCATTATTAGGGTCTTCAAGGAAACTTATGATAGAACTGCTAATTCCTATAGATGTGTTAATTTGTGATTTTGACTGATTATAGGCATAATCCTGTAATTCATATTGAAGTCTTCCATTTTTCAAAAAATTGACTTTTATGATTAAATTATCTCGTTCAGTTATAAGTGGAGGAATTTGATTTTCAAAATATGTGATTGATGCAGCTGCTGCTACACAAGAACCACCAGGAGCACTACTGCATCCAACAGCATAACAACTTGATATTCCACTATGATATGTTCCAATAGATACAGTGGTAATACTATTTGATACACCAATTCCTAAATTAGATGATGATAAAGTTTGTGTTGATTCTGAAAATGGATTTGCTCCACTGAGAGAATAAACTTTACAGTTGACTGTAGATGATGCTACTGAAACAAAAGGTGCTGTAGTTCCACATCCAGCATTTGCTGCATTTTGACCAATAGTCAAAATTTGAGTTTTTAAATTTGTAATTTGAGTATTAAGTTCTACAATTCTATTATCTAATTTTTTTATTGGAACATTATAATTTTCTATAACTTCTCCTGGTCCCCAAATTTTAATGTATTCAGTTGCACCTATACCTGTAGGAATTATATATCCTGTCTGAACAGTTGTAACTTGTTGTAACTGTTTTTCATCTAAAGAAATTTTTTGATTATATAATTCAAGAAGTGCTTCAGTTTGTGTGCTAATTGGCATCAGTCAAAAATGTTAATAATCCTATTTATTGATAAATAAGACAAGAGAAGTATAACAACAGGATAATCTGCAATGCCTTTAGCGAGATTAGAAAATTTTCTTAAAAATATTAATGGTAATACTCTTTATGTAGACCCTAATGAAATAGATTCTACAGATTCTATTGAGAATAAAGGAAATTCAAGAACAAGACCATTTAAAACGATTCAAAGAGCTCTTCTTGAAGCAACAAGATTTTCTTATGTCGCTGGAGAAAATAACGATTTATTTGATCAAACCACAATTTTAATATCACCAGGAACACATTATATTGATAATAGACCTGGATATTATTGGGATGGATCAAATTTTAGAGATATTAATAATAGTGCTGTATCTATAACTGAATTAAGTGTTGCATCAAATATGGACTTGGAGAGTCCAACTAATGTTCTCTACACTTATAATAGTGCTGAAGGTGGAGTCATAATTCCAAAGGGTGTATCTATTGTAGCATCTGACTTAAGAAAGACTAAAGTAAGACCAAAGTTTGTTCCAGATCCTGTCAATAATAATATTGCAAAATCTGCTATTTTTAGATTGACTGGAGGATCATATATTTTTGGATTTACTGTTTTTGATGGTAATCCTGTTGGTGGTGTATACAATACATATACAACTACTACAGTTAATCCAACATATTCTCACCATAAATTAACAGCATTTGAATATGCAGATGGTAAAAATATTTTTGAAAATTCAACTTTAACTGACCTTGATAATTATTATTTGAAAGTTAGTTATGGTTATGGAAACTTTTCTGGTCGTGCAGTTCCAAATACATTAACAGACTTACAAAAGAATCCAGAAGAAAATAAAATTGTTGGTGATCTTGGTCAGGGATCATTAACTATTTCTAATTTAATTTCTGGAGATGGATCTACTGCCACTACAACCATTACTGTTACCACTGAGACAGAACATGGATTGTCTCCATTTAATCCTATTCAAGTTTCTGGAGTTGCTTCTAGTGGTAGCACAGTAGTTCAGCAACAATTTAATGGAAATTTTGTAGTATCGCAAGTTATTAGTCCAACGCAATTTACATATTTACTTTCTGCTGCTCCAAATGCTGCAGCACCTAGTGTTACTGGTGCCACAGTAAGGATACAATCTGACACTGTATCTTCTAGTTCTCCTTATGTCTTTAATTGTAGTTTGAAATCTGTTTATGGAATGAATGGACTCCATGCAGATGGGTCAAAATCGACAGGATTCAAGAGTATGGTTACTGCTCAATTTACTGGTATTTCATTGCAACGTGATGATAGGGCTTTTGTTAAGTATGATGAATCTACAGGAACATATTTGAATCAAAGTGATTTGGGAACATCGACTATTTTACATCAAAATTCTCAATCAAGATTTAAACCAGATTGGGAATCTTTTCATATAAAAGCATCTAATGATTCTTTTATTCAGTGTGTATCAATTTTTGCTATTGGATATGCAAAACAATTTGTAGCAGAAAATGGTGGAGACCAAAGTATTACAAACTCTAACAGTAATTTTGGAGCTATATCTTTAAATTCTGTAGGTTTTAAAGATTATCAACTTGCAAAAGATAATCATGCATTCATAACACATATTATACCACCAAAAGACATTAGTAATGCAGAAAGCAATATTAACTGCTATATTATTAATGTTGGGTTGACTACATCTAATGCAGGGTCAAATTCTAATACAAGAATTTATTTAGATGGATATACTGACCCATTTACACCACCAAATCAAAAAGTTAGAGGATATACAATAGGTGCAAAAAATAATGATGCAATTTATTATTCAACATACAATGGATCTGCAATAATAAATCCAAATTATGAAACATCTTACAATATTGACAGTATTTCTAATGATATTATTACTGTAGAAGGAACTTTATCTAATATATTAGTTGGAAGAGCAGTAAGAATTATTGCAAACAATGCAGTTCTTCCAGATGGCATAGAAAATGATAAAGTTTATTATGTATCTCCAAATTCTTTGACCTCAACAACTATAAAATTGAGAGAAAGTCTTTCAAGTAAAAATGATGTTGATATTAAAAATGACATAGGAATTGAGGTAGAGGATAATTTAAAACTTGTTTTTAGGGTATCTGATTGTTCTCCAGGAGCAGAAGGAAGTCCTTTTCAATTTGATTCTACAGGAGGAATTAATAACTGGTACTTAACTATCAATTCAAATAGTGCATTTATTAATGGTTTAATTGGAAAAAATAATCTAAATTTCTTTATAAAAAGAAATATTGACACAAGAACAAATGATGATAAAGTTTATAGGGCTAGAATAGTTATTCCTAAGGAATCTGCTAATGCATCAGATCCAACTCCAGGATTTATTATTCAAAAATCATCATCTCCATTAAGTTCTCTTTATTCACAACCTAATTCAATTAGTTTAGATTCTGGTAGCAATGAACCAATAGAAGTTATTAGAAATACTTCAATTATTGTAGATGCCTGGACAACAACTTCGGGGTTGACTACCACAGCTAATATTGTTTGCAAAAAACCACATAAGTTAAAAGTTGGAAACAAAATAAACATTTACAATCTTAAAAGTTCAAATGAACCATCTCCAGTTGGATTAGGAACTGGAACAGGATTTAATGGATCATTTGAAGTTTCTGAAATTGTCGACAATTTACATTTTAGATTTGCTATAGATAGAGCACCTGGAGGAATTTCAACAACAACAACAACATCCGTTGCATCTTGGTTGAATGTTAGAAATTGTGCATCATCATCTTATAGAATTCCTCCATATACAATAGACATTTTAAATATAAATAATCTTCCATATTTTACCTGCGAATCTTTAAATAGTGAATTTCAAATTTATAAGATTAAAACAATACAAAAATATTCTAAAAATGATAGTGATGGAATTTATCATGTTTATTTAAATTCATTTAAAAATATTCCTACAATATCTCCATTCAATGTTGAGAATTATAGACTATCTCAAAATTTAGATAATATATATCCAGAATTAGATGTTGATAATCTTGCTTCTGATGTTGAATCAACTATATCAATTGCTTCAAGAAAAACAATTGGAAAAGTTGAGGTTAATAACCCAAGATTAAGCACAACAAAAGAATCCATTATTCAATATCTTAAAGATTTTGGTGATGGATTGAAAGTTTCTTCTATTTCAAAAGCAGGAAGCACCTGCACTATCACTACAACTCTTAATCATAATATTAATGGTATTAGACAACTTTCAATAACCACTGCAGGAAGTGGTTTTGTGAATGGAAATTATTATGATATTCCTCTTTGCACATCAACAGGTTCAGGCAGTGAGGCAACAGCAAATATAATTGTATCTGGTGGAGTTGTATTAACAGCAGTTATATCTCATCCAGGTTCTGGATATGGTTCTGGTGATACAGTAACTGTTAAAGGAATTCCTGGTAGCACTAATACAGTTGTTCTTACGGTATCATCAGTAATCCCAGAAAATTTTGGATGCGTCCAAATTCTTGGATCAGTTTACCCAGAAAATAATGGAATATTTAAAATTACTGGTGCAACTGCTAATACTATTTCTTACACTAATGCTTTGGGAAGAACTGAGGCATCAAGTATTGCAACAGTTATACCAAATATTCCAGCATATAATGTAAGTTCAGTCACTTATAATTCAAGTTCAGGAACAACTGAAGTAATTACTTCTTTTGCTAATCCATTTTTAGTTGGTAATAAAGTTTTATTTGAAAACATTTCAGGGTCATTTACGGTAATAGAAAAAAGTTCAGTTACAACATTTAAAGTTTCTGGAAATGTTTCATCTACACCAGCAACTGTTTATAGTGTAGGATTAAATTCTCAAATTAAAGACACTAATCTTTCTAATGAAAATGTAGGATCAAGACACATTTCTATTGTTGATGGATTTAAAGGAAGAATTTCAAATGCACTTACATCATCTACTTTATCTTTTACCATAAGACTTGCTAATTCAAATACTAATAGTTCACTTGGTCTTAACAAAGGAGATTTTATTCAAGTTGATGATGAAATTATTTTAATTAATTCTATATCAGGATCAACTGTTACTTGCACAAGAGGAGTTCTTGGAACAAAAGCAGATTCTCATTCAATTAATTGTTCTTTTACAAGAATTCTTGTTCAACCAATAGAATTAAGAAGGAACTCAATTTTAAGAGCATCAGGACATACTTTTGAATATACTGGATTTGGTCCAGGAAATTATTCAACTGGTATGCCAACAAATCAAGATAGAATTTTATCTAATGATGAAGTTTTAATTTCACAATCACTACCAACTCAAGGGGGACTGGTTGTTTATACTGGAATGAATAGTAATGGTGAATTTTTTATTGGACGTAAAAAATATGATGCTGCAACTGGCGAAGAAGTAAATGTAGTGCTTGCCCCCGAAGAAGAAACAACATTTTTTGATAAACTGACAGTTAATTTATTAACAGTTAATAACAAAATAGATGCATCTACTGCTGTTTCTGAATTTGGTACAATTAATGCTGGAGTTACCACAGTAACTCAACTTAATGTC